TAGGGTGGTGCTATCTTTTAAGATACTGTTGTACTCATCTTTAATAGCCGATGCCGCGGCGGACATTCCGACTTGACCTAACGTAGCTACTGTAGAATTAGTAACTGCATCCATAATACTTGTACCATTCATAATGGCTTTAGACGCAGACGTTGCGGCGTTTGTAATTAATTTAGATACGGTGGGATCATTTACTGGGTCAGCGATACCTTGCGCTTTTAATTGATCCGCTACCAATGCGGATACGGCGCCGCTAGCGCCAGCTTTTAATACTTGGCTAAATGACTGACCAGTTAAAGCCGCAGCCGCCGCGGAACCCGATGAACTGGTAACAACAGCCTGAATAGTTTTTTGTAGCGCAGGACTTAAATTTTCTAGCCCGGGAACATTTGCGCCGGCATACTGCCCAATTTCGCTACCTGCATAGGCAGACGCAGCAGATAAGGCAATGGTTTTTATATCCCCGCCATTAGCGGCGGCAACCGCAGCAGCAGCTATGGGATACGGCACACCTGTGGCAGTTAAAGCAACTGTTTCAATAGTTGGTAACGGGTTTGCTATAATATTTTTAGCGGTATTAGTGAACGTACTTAAAGAAGCAGTAACGGCTTTTACTGCCCCGCTATCCAGTGGGTTACTAGCAAAATTACTTATGTTATCCCACGTATGCTGGAAAAAACCTACAGCGTCACTCATAGCTGCACCACATAGGTGTTATTACCTAATTCTTGTATTTGATAGCCTTTATTTTGCAAAAAAACTATAAGCGGGTATTTTACAGTATCAAAATGAACCTCTTTGTAGTTTGCTTTTTTCATTGCACTAAAAAACCCTAGTATATTTTTGAGGGTTTTAATTTGTGAATCTGCGTTGACCATATGTACGTAACATACGTTATTACCTTTTATGGTAACTAAAAACAACGTGTTACCCTCACGTAAACAACGAACTTTATTGCTTTCTAAAGTTTTATGTATGAAACTATACATACGTTCAAAGTGTTTTTCTTTACCTTGGTTACGTAACGCATTCAATACAATATTTTGAGTTGACATCCTGCCAGACGGGTCCTTAGACGGGTGGCCAACACCCGGTTCGTTACCTGCCTTGAGCTCAGCCCGGACCCGGGAGATGTCCTCGTTCATGCCCGTTAATTACTGCGTAATGGCTTTTTTAAGGGCCTTTTGTGCGAGGTGCTCCTCCATTGCCTGAACCAATGCCGGGTCAAGCGCGGCCTCATCCATTTTCTTACGGGTGGCTATAATTGCGTCTGCCACGGCTTTTTCGTTTAGGTGTTTAAGGGTCTGTTGTCCGTGCATGTTGAATCCTTTTTGGGTAATTGTTCTATATCTATTAATACAAAAAAAGCGCCTTTGGCGCCCTAACTTGTTGGCCCATTTACAGCAATTGTGAAGGCATCCGCCCAGTCCTGCCAGGTAACAAACGCGTCTGGGTTGGGCGGGGCGTAGGATGAAAACGTGGGTAACTCCACCACATTTTTTGCCACCATTCGCCAGTCATCCGAGTACGGTATGGGCTCCTCACCGTAAAATAAAATAAGGTTGCCGTTCCAGGACTCCCAAGAAGAAAACGCCGGGGACCAAATAACTGGCTGGTTAATTCGCTGCGCCACTAGGGTCTCTCGTCACCAATTTCTGCGGTAACTAAAACGCGGCCCATCTCAAAATTTCCGTCAACCACGTTGGACTCAAACTGCAGCTTGGCTTCGCGGTACTCAACGCGAAGGTCAATCTTACCGTCCGTTGGTGTAAATGTGTACGGCCCGGATATCTCCACGTCACCACGCGCAAACTTGCGACCAATAACGTTCATGTCCATATTGCCGCTTTGCACAAAGTCCGGCTCAACGCGTCGTAAGTGCAAACGTCGGTTGATTGAAACGGCGCTTTTGGCGCTTGGGGACCCGCCGACCCAGCTAACATCGCACGTGGTTACGGAGGCGTAAACGGCTTCCTCGCCGTTGTCACCAATAACGTTTTGACCAAACTCTTGCTGCCACACCGAGTAGCCGTTGTTGGTTGTAAACACGGACTGCCCGGGCAGCACGGTTAGGGTGCCAAAGTTTATTGACGTTGCGGTTACCAGTGTCACGCCACCTAACGACTCGGTTAATGAGTTAAAATAAAAAATTCCAGATGCCACCGTGTAAAACGGGGAGCTGTTTGATTTATTAAACACAAACCGTGTGCCGGGGTCAAAGGTTGCGGTTTGGTCACCGGCTACGTAGAACTGGTTGGCGCCAGGGGTTGGCATGGTAAGCAACCCAGACATTGACTCGCTGGCAACGGTTTGGGAAACGCTGACTGTGTACGTACCCGCGCCGCCGGTGCCGGTGCCACGGGATAGAATAGTGGTGCCCGTGGTTACCCCGGCGCCGGTGATTACCATACCAACAAGCACAGCGCCGGTTGGTGACCCGGTAACGGTCAGCGTGGTGCCGCTAATTGACGCGGTAAAGGTTGAGCTATTTGAGCCTGTTGGTTTGGCAATAACGCTTCGTAACGTGCTGTACACCGCCGAGTAGGTGTTGCCACACCACACCGGTGACGGGAAAACCTCGGTGGTGTAACCACAGGACCGTTGCGCACCAATCGCTTGACCGGCGTCGTACCAGATTTTGTCCTTGACATTATAAATAATTGCGTCGTTGCACTCCGTTGCCGTGCCGCGTGGGTAAAAGAACCAGATCTCATTAAATCGCGGCACCTTGGTGGCCCACACTTTTTGACGTTGCTGAAAGTTAAGGTTGTCGTAGAACCAGTTAATGTTTTTGTCGTTTGGTAAAACCTGAACCGCGCCGTTGTATAAATAGAAGCGGTCCGTTCCCGCCCAGAAGTAGACGCCGTCCATTTCCACAACGCTGTTGGAGGACAAAATGGATATTTGACTGGAGATAATATCGTACTTCCAATACGGGGTGGACCCCGTGAAGGACACACGAATTAAACTGTCCGTGGCCCAGAACAAGCCTGACGGTGAGTAGGACCCGCCACGAATCGGCACGCCCTTGACAATTTTTCCGGCGGCCATGTTAACTTGGTTGGCCAGTGGGCCGTTCCAATCCGTTAGCACCTGGTTGGCGTAGGTTGAGTTGACGTTGTTATTGGCAATGAAACCATTTGAGCCATACACAAAAATAAATGGGTACAGCACGCATACCCCGCCGTCGACTGAGATGGGCTGGTTGGTTGGGGTTGACCCGCTAGTGTCCGCTAGTTGTGAGAAGCTCCACGCGCCTGAGGTTGGCAGTAAGTTACCAACCAATACCGGTGTCTTAATGGAGTTATCGATGTTGATGAGGTTAACGCCGGGATGCGCCAGCACCTCAAGGTTGCCGCCCTGGGGGCTGTACTGCATGTCAAATTGCCACAGATTGCGGTTATCAGGTGTGAAGTTAGTGAGCGTAGCTGCGTAGGGTCCGGATCCCTGACCAAGTGAGGTGCCAGTGGTGAACACGTCCAAGCCGTTGTTGTACCCAAGGAACATGTAGTTAACGCCGTTGTAGGCGTTTAGAATCAACCCACGCGGTACGCCGTTAGGCTCCTTAAACATTTGACGGTAGCCACCCATTTTTTTGGGAACCATTCGCTGAAACCTTGTCCAGACGCCATCGGTGAACTCAATAGACTCAAACGTTGTCCCGTCACGTTTAATGCCCGCCTGGGACACCAACGTATAAATTTGCGAGAACTGGCTGTTGTCCTGTTGGTCGGCCATTAGAATGACCCGCCGTTAATCCCACCCGTTGCCGTAAAGTTTGCGGGTGTGGTAATCAATGGGTTACCAACCGAGCTGTTATTAAACAACATCATTCGTTGACCGTTTGCTGTTAATCCTAACTGGCCGGTTGAGACCAGGTACATACCCGTTGTTAGGTCGCTTGTAAAAGCAAACGACGGCGCCGTGGCGGATCCACTATTTGCAAAAAAGGTTCCTGACCCAACCTGTGTCAGTAAGTACAACTGATTGCCGTCGCTAAGCACCAGCGCCGTTGAGCCGGAGCCAATCGGTAACGGGGTTTGCGATGACCCCGTAATTTGGAATGATAGCGTGTACACGTTTTGGTTGGTGTTGTTTACCAACACGTATAGATTCGTTGTGGCGGGTAGTGTTACCAATAAATTACTGGAGCGTGTACCGGAGTTGGCGACGTAGGTTTGAATTGTTGGCGCGTAGTTAACTAAGCTGTATGTGCTACCAATGATACTGTCCACGTCGTAAGTAGCTGACGTAAAGTTAACGTTGGATGGGTTGGACAACCCAACGGTAAAAAAGTTTCCGTCGGACTTGTTAAATATAATAGTGCCCGAATCACCAGGGTTAAAAATTACCGAGCTTCCGCCGTTAACTTGGTTAACACCTTGCGGCGTGAAGGTAACCGCGCCGGTTCCGTTGTTTCTAAATAAAATAAACCAGCCATAGTTAAGGTTCGCGGAGGCCGGTAACGGGATGGTGTTGATACCACCGGTCCACACATAAGCGGTTGCTAAATTGTTTTGGCCTAGGCTTGGCACCGCGGATATTTCCGACACCAGGTTAGAGGTAACCAGTTGGCCGTTATATGTGGAAAGACCCGCGCCACCAATTTGGTTAACATTTAACGACGCCGACCCAACGCCGTAGGCAAAGTTATTCCAGGTGCCCGGGTCCGTTGCGTTGTTAATTAAATAATAATACTGCGCCTGACCCGCGGCGATACCCGCTGAGTTTGAGCCATCGGAGTAGGTGACGTTAAAGGAGTAGGTTCCCTTGTTAACAAATAAAATGTCCGTGCCAACGGATCCCTGCGAACCCGGCGGTAACGCCAGTGAGAACCCCGCGGCTGTCGGGGTGACGTTAATGATGCGCGACGCCGGGATGTAGCTGGAGTTAGGTGGCACATACGACGGCCACGCCAGTGCCGAGTTAGCGCTGAGTGAAAGGTTCTGAAAGCTAACGTCCGTTGGAAGAACAACGTCGCCAGTGAATGGGGAGGTGTATGTGTTTGTTGTCATTTTATGGTTCCATTACGGCGGTGTTTCGGTCAACGGATCGCGACCTGTCCTCACCTTTAATTGCTGCGATGGCGTCAGTGTAGTACTGCTTCCACACAGGTAACTTGTCAAGCGCCTTTAGGTACCCCTGCGCCTGCAAAAGCGTTCCGTACAGCAGCGCTTGGGGTATCTCCCGAGTAATTAAGTTCTCTTGGTTGTTTGCGTCCAGGGGCTGCACCAGCCCGTAGTAAATTAGTTCAATGTTGGTTTGAGCCGCCGGCACGGGGGCAAACATGAAGTTATCGTAGTCGTACTCCGCGTAATATAAAATTTGGCCAGTGTTAAGCTCCTCATTAATCATCTGCGCTAGGTAGTCCTGCGAACGCTTCACGATTGGCTCGCCGTTAGATTTGATGGACACAGTCTTTTTCCAACGCGCTGGTTTTTGAAGAATGTACTGCCCAACGTTAAGCGTAACCTCAACAACGGTAAGTTGCTGCAGTGTCTTGATCTCCGCGGCAAGTGATTGCTCTGCTAAGTAAATCAACGACGGAATCTGCGCCACAAACTGGGCGTCGTCGCGCTCCATGTAATTTATGACGTCGGCGACAAGGCTGTTGTAGGTCATCACTGGGACGGTCATGATTATCTCGTGTAATATGAAATGTTGGGTTGGAAGTAAATTGGTGCCTTGTCCTCCTCGGAGTTCTCCGCGTCAAGCAAGTTACGTTGCGCCATTTGGTCCAGGTAGGTAATGCGTTGCAGGTCAACACCCGGCAACTGCATCGCCATTCGGTGTGACAGCATTGACTGGATGCCGTTCATCCAACGGTTTGGAACGTACAACTGGTTACCCAACGCGCCAACGTCTTGTAGCTGCGTTTCTAAAACAAACTGGAAGCACTGAAAGTCGTTGTTGGGGATTGGCCAGAGGTTAAGGCTTTGCGTGACGCCTTTGTTGTACCAGTACTGTAAGGAGCGCTGGCTTTGAAATTGTTTGTTTGGTAAGGCGAAGTAAGTGTCGCGGTTAAGCCTTGCTAGCGGAATGTCCTGTTGCACATAAGAGAAGGCAATTTGACGCACGGAGAAGGTTGGGTTAACAGTCTCGCGCAAGCGCACGTAAGTTTGTGACGGTGTTAGGTCAATCTGAAAATACGCCCAGCCCTTATCGGAAAGCGTTGTCGCGGGCAGTGTCTGCGCCGTTGTCCAGTTAATCCCGTCCGTGCTGGTCTCGTACACGAAGTTGTACGTGGTTGTGCCACCGCCAACGACGTAGGCGTTGAAGCCGACCTGTGTTATGATCTGGCCGCCTTGAAAGTAGGCGCCGAACCAGTTTTCGCCCACCGTCGAGGTGGCGTGGGTTGCTAAGCTGTAATCAAACGCCGCTGGTGACGTTACGTTGTCCGTCGGTAGGTAGCCAGAGGCCTGCGGTGTTTGTATGTACCGCCAGTTTGCCTCTAGGACCTCCACCGTGCCGGCGGGCATGTCAATCACGGTCTGCGCTTGCAGGGCGCCCACCATGATGGTGTTTACGGCCCAGAGGTCAACGCCGCGGTTAGACAGCGACTGCAGAATATAAAACAACGCCTGCTTAGCGGCGTTGATGTACTCCGGTGTTTGCTCCTCGGCGGTTTTTCCCGCCTCACGAAAGGCGTACTCAATCATCTGGGCAACGTTAACCTGGGTCTTGCCAACGGTGTTGCTGTAGGTCATGGGTTAACGTCCTCGGCCGGCGGTTTTTTTAGGTACCTTGTTGGGTAAATTTTTCTTTTCCATGCCGGCCTTTACAAACTCCTTACCAACTTTTTTAGGAATGCCGATGGTGCTTTTACCCTCAGCCGCCGCGTACATGGCCCCTTGCTGGGCCTTTGATTTAATGGGCATGTTGCCTCCTTAAGGCATGTCGTTAACGCCACCACCGATGTAGTAGTGGTGATGATGAACCTCGCCGCCGTTGGCCATGCCAGGGGTTGGTGCCTGTGCCATCGGTGCCTGTGGCATCGGGGCCTGCTGCTGTGCCATTTGGTCGGGCTGTGGTGCCTGCGGTGCCTGCGGTGCCTGCGGTGCCTGACCGGCGCCCGCTGCGTTCTGCGCGGCCATCATTAACTGGCGGCGGCGCTTAGCTGCTAAGGCGCTTTGCATCATTGGGTTCTGCGCAGCTTGCGGCATCGGGGAGTTGTCGGGATTCATTAATACGTTACCGCCAGGGGCGTAGCCGTCGATGTCGTCAATTGCGTCGGGGCCCTTACGTGCCGGCTTAGCCTTGGCCTTGGACGGCGCGTCGGCTTTTTTGTCGCCGGTTGGTTTGACCTTTTCGATGCGGTCCTTCTCACCGGCGGGCTTTGACTTTTCTTTTTCTACGTCGGAGCCCTTTAGGTTCGGGCGTTTCTTAGCCTCAGATTCCGCCGCGGCTTTTTTAGGTTTTGTTTCCTTTACCTTTTTGATGCTGTCCAGGTCAGCGTCAGTTTTCTTGGCGCCGTACACACCGCCGCCGTCCTTCATTTTACGCACGCTGCCTTTTTCTTTTTTGGCACGGCCACCTTTGCGCAGCTTGATCTCGGTTGGCTCCTTGTCGTGCTCCGCCTCGTCGTGTTGCTTGAAAGCCTTCTTAATCATTGCCTTATCTTGCGCGATGTCCTTGGACTCGCCTTCGTGGGCGCCTTTGCCGCGTTTCATGACGTTTTTGGCGCCAACGTGGCCGCCTTCCTTGTAGCAGTCAATCTCTGACTTCATCTTTGGTAATTTTGAAAAGCCTTCCATGGGGTATCCTCGAGTTAAATTGTTAAATGGACTGATCAGGTCTTATATCTATTAATACAAAAAACTACGTGTTTTCGCCCTGAACCGCGGTTAAAAACAACGTTCTTTCTTTTTGTCTGCGGGGCGCCAGAACCGCCGGTTTATTCCACATTAGGATGGCGTCGGCCGCGCCTGCGTAGTCGCCGGCGTTAAGTTTTTTTACCACGGTGGAGCCCTTAAAGGCAGATGCCCCAATATTGAAGCAGAGGCTGTATAAGGCGTCGTATTGGTTCTGGTTAAGGGGTACCCTTACCGAAGTCGTTACGGCCTCGTCACACCAGTTTAAATCGTGTTTAAGGATCTCGTGGACCTGCTCGTCGGTTAGCACAGTGTTTATTAGGTGCTGCTCATCAGATTTAATAAGGTGCCCCACACCAATCGTCCACAGGCCCTTAGTGTCCTGATACGCCTTGTTGCGTTTTCCTTCAAACCCAATAATTGTGTTGAGGGTTGACTCTGTAATCGCCATAATTTTCCTTATTGTTTCC